AGTTCCTGCAGCTTCATTTACATCTCCAAAGGCGACGACGGCTTTCCGCGCTTCCAGGTGCTCGACGGAGGCAGTGCCACTGGCATCATCGACCCGATCACCGGACTGCTCAAAGAAGGCTACGCCGTGCTGGAGCGCGACGGCATGCTGGACACGCCCACGCTCGAGGCTTACTTCACGGCGGAGAGCACGAGGTACATCCAGAAGGGCAAGTTCTTCGACCGCGTGGATCCGAACCCGACGGGATATCCGCTCCTGGTGCCGGTTATCTTCCGCCCGGATGCGAAGCGGCCATTCGGGCACAGCCGGATCAGCCGCGCCTGCATGTCGACGGTCAATTCCGCGCTGAGGACGATCAAGCGCTCGGAGATTGCAGCGGAATTCTTCGCGTATCCGCAGAAGTACGTCACGAATCTGTCGAACGACTTTACGGATCTGGAGGTCTGGAAGGCCGCCATGTCCTCAATGATGATGTTCACGAAGGATGAGGACGGCGACCATCCCATGCCAGGGCAGTTCCAGCAGCAGAGCATGGAGCCGCATCTGGAGCAGCTGAAAATGTTCGCGTCGCTCTTCGCCGGCGAGATGGGGCTGACCCTCGACGACATGGGCTTCTCGACGGGCAATCCGGCCAGCGCAGACGCGATCAAGGCGGCACACGACAACCTGAGGCTTACGGCCAGGGCCGCGCAGCGCAGCTTCGGCACAGGGCTGCTGAACGCCGGTTTTGTGGCAGCTTGCCTGCGTGACGACTACCAGTACCGGAGAGCGCAGGTTTATCAGAGCAAGGCACTCTGGGAGCCGCTGTTCGAGCCGGATGCGTCCATGCTCGGCGCGATCGGCGACGGCGCGATGAAGATCAACCAGGCCGTGCCGGGATACTTCGGGCCGAACAATCTCAGAGATCTGACGGGCATACCAAGAGAGAGCAATGAGTGATATCGTTCCGGAACTCTACGAGAAGATCTACAAAGAATACGAGCAGCAGATGAAGACCCATCCTGGCGTAGTGGCGTTTCAGCGGAAATTCGCTAAAGAGACAGCTACGTCAGAGGATGCATCCGTTTATGCTGCCGATCTGGGCGAGTGTGCAGCTGCTGCCCTGGATAAATATCTGACTCCTAAGTATTTGCCGGATGGGAAACTGTACTGGAACATTTTAGAGCGCACCGTCGATCCGCTGATGCGAGACGTGTTCAAGCGGGTCACCGGCGCCGGAGCGGAAGTGATGCGCCGCGAAGACGAGGCTGTAGGATTCCACCTTAACCCCGTTATCCCTGAGTACCCTGCAGAGCGCGTGAAGGCGCTAATGGAGTCGATGCTGCGACGATACGATTCAGACGATGAAACCAAGCCTCTATAATGCCATCTCCAATATAGCACAGAGTTTTTACGACAGGATGGTCGAGGCGAATGTGCAGAAGAAGCTCCGCAGCGGAGTGAAGTCGGTGATCGTGCGCAGGGAACTTGGCAATTGTTGCGACTGGTGCAAGGGGATCGCTGGCGTATATGATTACAGCGATGCCCCTGCGGATATCTTCCGAAGGCATGACAATTGCCGGTGCATGGTCACGGTCCGTACGAAGCGTGGCACATATCAGGATGCCTGGTCGAAGAAGGAGTACAAGTCACAGCGAGGCGCCAGAATTGCCAGAACGAATGAGATTGAAAAACAAGGGAACCAACTCGATGAGTTGAACAGAATAAAGCGGAAAGCGAAGAGCAATGGAGAACGGTTTGCCGATACGACAGACTACTGGCGCAATCTTAAGCATGAGCTGGGGATCGTGGAGGATGCGGACGCGGTAACGGTTAACGGGGTTCGCTATAAAGCGGATGGAAAAAACGTAAAACTAAAACCGAAACCAGGAGAGCGAGAAACAGCAAAGATATTGGCCGACCTTTTTGGTGGTATCGTGGAGATGCTTCCAGACGTAAATATGCCAGAAGGAATCAAGAGCGCGGATTATGCCGTGAACGGCATTCGGTTTGACAGAAAAGGGCCATCAGGCACTGGGAAAAACACGATCAAGAACAACATTGGTGAAGCTGTTGGTCAGGCGCTCAATGTTGTTCTTGATCTGTCGAATTGCCCGATGGATACTACTCTGGCCTTACGATATTGCCGGGAAGCGTATAACTATCGACACCTTTCTTTTTTAGACATGCTTGTTGTCATAAAGGATGGGGAAGTGCTGAAGGTATTTGAGAGAACGTAAAAACAGAGGGTTTTGCGACACCCCCCAATGAATGGCGGGACCGCACCTCTGTTCATGAATATTATAAGTCAGTCGCCTTGCATTTGCAAGGGTTTTGGAGAATTCACATGAGAAAAGTTATCTAATCACGGCACATAGCGCGGAGCCAATAACGGCCTCGCGCTTTTGCATAGAAGGAGGGAGAGATGGCTAAACCGAGAAAAGGCAGCCAGACTCCCACGAAACGCGTTGTTTTACCTTACTCGAAATCCAAGGGCAAGGATGCGATTGCGCTGTACGAAAAGACCGGCAGCAGCCTCTACCCGTGGCAGGAGGCCCTTTTAAAGGACATCCTGGCCGTGAGCAAGAAGGGCCTGTGGGTCCACATGAAATACGGTTACGCGGTGAGCCGGCGAAACGGAAAGAGCGAGACCGTGCTGGCTCGGATCCTCTGGGGGCTGCAGAATGGCGAAAAGATCATTTACACGGCTCACCGGACCGCGACAGGCCATGCCATGTGGGAACGCATCTGCGATCTGCTGTCCTGCGCCGGATTCAAAGAAAAGGAGGATTTCCAGACACTCAAACAATACGGCTTCGAGACCATCAAGATGCTGAAGACGGATGCGGTGGTCAACTTCCGCACCAGGAGCAGCAAGGGCGGTCTGGGCGAAGGATACGACCTGCTCGTCATAGACGAGGCGCAGGAGTACACCGAGGACCAGGCCTCCGCGCTGAAGTACATCGTCTCGGCATCCGACAATCCGCAGATTATCTATCTCGGCACGCCTCCGACGCCGCAGTCTTCGGGCACCGTCTTTCAAAAATATCGGGAAGGATGCCTGAATGGGACGGCAGAAGAAAGCGGCTGGGCTGAATGGTCGGTGGAGGTCCTGTCGGATCCGGCGGACAGAGAGCTATGGTACCTCACGAACCCATCGCTTGGATACAGGTTGACGGAGCGCGTGATCGCTGCCGAGTTCGAAGGCGACCAGGTGGATTTCAACATTCAGCGCCTGGGCCTGTGGCTGTCATACAACCTGAAGTCTGCGATAAGCAAAACGGAATGGGAAGCTCTGAAGTGCCGGAAGAGGCCGGAGAAGGGCAAAGTTCTCTTTGTGGGGGTCAAGTTCGGCGTGGATGGCCGCAACGTCGCCATGTCGGTGGCCTTCCGCTGGCGCGGCAGGATCTTCGTGGAGACGGTCGACTGCCAGCCGGTACGAGCCGGCATTGGGTGGATCACAGCGAAGCTGCAGCGGATGAATGCGAAGTACATCGTCATTGACGGCATGTCCGGGCAGAAACTGCTGACGGACGAGCTGAAGAAAGCGAAGATCCGCGGCATCAAGCTGCCGACGGTCCTGCAGGTGGTCGAGGCGAACGCGGTATTCGAGCAAGGCGTGTTCGATGGCACTCTGTGCCACATGAATCAGCCTGCGCTCGCTCAGTCCGTCGCCAATTGTGCCAAGCGGCCGATTGGATCGAAGGGCGGCTTTGGATATAAGTCGCTGAAAGAGGACATCGAGATCGCCTTGATGGACTCCGTGATCCTGGCATACTGGGCATGCTTTGAATTCAAGGAAAGCAAGAAACAACGCATCAGTTATTAAGAAGGCGCCTTCCAAGGCGTCTTTTTAGTACAGATTACCGATACCACCGGGTAAGTGGGAGAAAGGACGTAAAGATGGCATTTAAGATCATCGAAACACAAGAGCAGTTTGATGCCGCGATCAGCGAGCGCATCAAGCGGGAACGGGATACCGTTGCCAAACAGTATGAGGGGTACACCTCTCCGGCAGACCTGGAAAAGGTCAAAAAGGAACTGAAGGACGCGCACGACAAACAGATCGCGGACCTGAACAAGGCCATGACCGATCTGAACACGAAATATGCGGACTACGACAAGAACATGGCAGAGAAGGATGCGAAGATCAAGGGTTACGAGACCGCCTCGGTAAAAACGCGCATCGCCCACGAGATGGGACTGTCCTACGAAGCCGTGGACTTCCTGAAGGGAGAGGACGAGGCCTCTATCAAAAAGAGCGCGGAGACCTTGAAATCGATCATTGGCGACACGCATGAAGAGCCCCCGCTTGCGAACCCGGAGGGAAATCCGGGGGCAAACCCGCTTGACGCAGCCTTAAACGGCATGCTGCAGACACTGAACGGAGGTAAATAATCAATGCCCGCAACTATTCAGACGATGGGGAGCATGTTCCCCAAAGAAGTAATCAGCGACCTGTTCAATAAGGTGGCAGGCCACAGCTCCATCGCGAAGCTGTCCGGCCAGATGCCGCTTCCCATGACCGGAGCGACCATCTTCACTTTTGCCATGGAAAACGAGGCAAATATCGTTGCCGAATCCGGTGCCAAGTCCGCAGGCGGCGTTACTGTCGCCCCGGTCTCCGTAA